TTAGAGCCGGTCATATCGGCGTAGTCTAACGCTCGTGCGCGTAAGTCACTTAATGTGGCTGCACTAGCCATTATGACCTCCCCTAAACTATATTAAGCAATTGGCATCTGAATGTTCACGTTGTAGATAGGTGCCTTGCAACCCAAGTTTCCTCGGAATGCAAGCCGCGCTTCTACGCTGTCTGCCGTAGCAGAACGCAAGATTCGGTTACCATCAAGATTTAGGAACTTCACCGGCTCACCTAGAGTCGCCAAAATCCACTTATCCATTTCAAGCATGAAGCCACTTTCCGCAGGACACTTGTTTGCGGCGACGACGTTAATTTCGCCAGTGTCGCCTTGGATAGAGACAGAACGGAAACCGATATCAGAAACCAACCCTTTGTGAGTGGTTGCGTTTACGGTGTTATAGCTTTGCTTGCCGTGAAGGTTCTGAATCAAAGCACGTTGCTGAACGTGGTTAATGAATGCAACATTCGGGTTACCACCCACTCGGGCAGAAATAGAACCGGCAGTAATTAGCCCATCCTCGATAGACGATGCGCTTTGGTCAGTAAACTGACCATAAAGCCGCGAATCCACTGAACGGTTTACACCGAAAAAAGAATCACCGCCCCCAGGTGTCGCAACTGGAAGCCAAGCGGCAAGACCGCTAACACATACATTGGTTCCGCCGTTTGCTGCGTCACCTTGAGGGTAAATAACGTCGAGCGGCGCGAAGCTAGTGATCGCAGTGGCCGTATCATCCCAAACAACCCCCGCAGTGATAACGCCCGTAGAACGGTTAACCCCTGTTACAGCAACCGCTCCAGCGGCCAAAGCGGCACCATCGGTGGACCTCGAAGCAACAACAACCATATTTACGTCAAAGTTTGCAACATCTTCTTCTTCACCGAGGGTAAAGGTTGTGGCACCCCCAACGTAAGCCCCTACCGTACCAATGGAACCGGTACCGCTTCGGAATAGCTGAGTCTCAATCGAGTTAGACAGAGAGTTCATCGCTCCGTCAATGCTCGCCTTCAATGCTTGAAGGAAAGCCATTGCATCGCCCTTAGATGCTTCGGCAACTTCCGAACCAACTTGAGCAATTGAGTAGTTTGAAACCCGAGTTAAAAGGAAGTCATCCACACTAACTTGGTTAGTAGGTGCTACTATACCCGCTGTTGTACCTTGAGCGTTCCCAAAGACCGCACTTCGGCCTTGAGGGTCACCGTAGACGTTAACAATCCGTGTATTCACCGTGGCTCGCAACTTCCACGACCGGGGTTTACACCCCTGCTTTAGCTTTCACCAAAGAGTAGACCATATCTTAGCCCGTCGTAATGACTAGGGCTCCTCCCGCTTCCACCCGCTTGGGTGTACTCGCTTGCGCGATGGTCGTTGAACGTTCCCCCTTGTGGGGGCTTCGCTGCTGATTGTCCTCGACTTGACGTTAGGAGTTTCCAGCAATTCAAGAGGTTTTTCATCGCAAATTACTCTGCGTGAGCCCATTGTTGTTTAGGCATATTGCGGCCACCGAAATCAGAACGCTTAGGAAGCATCGCCAATAAAGGTCGCCGGGAAAGAGTTGTCTTAGCAAGGTTTGATGCACTGTAAATTTGCTTCAGTGCCGCGTCGAAGTTGGTAACTGTCGTAGCCATCTGTAAGTCCCCGTTATTACGGCAGTTTTTTTAGAACATGTTCTATTATGTATCGTTTCGATACACACAAAAACTGCTGTTTAATCCACCCATGTATCGGCTGGAATTAACTTCGCTGCCTCCCTCAATAGCTCGTACTCCGACATTTTCGACATGTCAGGCACTTCTGCCGCAGGGGTAGCTGCGAGTGCGTTAGTCAAAGTTTGTGGTTTTGATTGTCCGCCGGGGTTGCTTGTGGCTGGTACTGCTGCGCTCTTTGTGTCAACGGGTTCACCCTGGAACCCAAGCAGTCGTCGCACTGCTTCATTTTTAGATAAGCTTTTTAGTTGCTCCGTTAATTCACTCTGAATTCTACGGGCAGCATCAGTTGGTGTCAACACTTCTCCCTGGTCGGTGGCATGCATCGAAGCCAGGTTAAAGATAAGGGTCTCACTATCGGGGTACCCCCGTAAAAGCTCGAACTCTTCACTTTGAAGGACCGACTGTACGTCTTTTTGATACTCCCTAACGTAGCGTTCGTTGGTTTGTTCCTGAATCATTTCGCCCTGCTTCGTGATTTGGTCTCGAAGCTGTTGGATTTCTGACGTACTTCTGTCAGAATTCCGACGAATTAACTCTTCGGGGGAAGCTGCACCGTCGTTTATCACTCTTTTAGCTAAATCATCGAAAGTCATTCCTTGTTTCTCGATGAATTCTACGGGGTTTTCCTTAAATCCTTTGGTTTTTCATGGCCTCCATTTCCCGACGCTGCTCTTTAACTTCGCTGCGGTCGGCTAAATTACGCTTTTCCGCTGCTTTAATAGCCGCCCAAGACCGGTCAAACTGGTCCGGCTCCTTGGGAGCTTCAGCCGGTGGGGCTTCTTCGGCTGCGGGGGTTTCTGGTGGGCTAGTCATATTCTGACTAGGCTCTGGTGTAGTCTCCGGTGCCGGGGCTTCTGCTCCCCCTTCGGTAACGGAATCTAAAATTGCTGCTAAATCTGGCTCGCTCATGGTTTTCCTTTACATTAATCCAGGTGGTAAAACTCCTGGTGGTATATCTCCGGGGGGTGCGGGTTCCATTGGCAGACCTTCTGCGCCTGGTGGCATCCCCATTGCGTCGGGTGGCATCCCTTCTGCTCCGGGCGGCATCATCATCGGTGGCGGAGCTTCGGCCATTGCTTGCAATTCGTCGACCTGGACAATCCATCGGCGGAGAAGTTCCACTCGGTCGGTGGGGGTATTGTCCACTTCGGCCCGAAGAAGGGCCAAAGTCGCTCTTTGCCGCGCTATGTCGAGGTTCATCATTGGGTCTGGGGCCTTAAAATCGCCATCCTTCAGAATTCGCTCGATGAATTTGTCTGTGATGTCCAGTGGGGCGTTTATAAGTGACCTTATTTTATCTAAATCGGGGATATCGAGCAGGTGAACTGACATCGATGCAAACTCGGGGCTCACTTGGGCAAGCTCTCGGAGTGCTGCAATTTTGCCTGCCGGTGTACCTTCAAGGTACGAGACCGGAGCGCATCGCATGGTGTACAAGTTTTTGTCGATAGAGACTTCTTTAAAGTTAATCTGCTCTACCGACTTGTCGCCAGCGGCCAATACCTTAATTGCGCCACCACCTCGCTCAGTAATTGCTCGGGCGGTTTCGTTCATTTGCTCCGCAATGGCTAAGTGGAAGCGTTCCCAGTTCTGGCCAACGTGCATAAACCGCTTTGAACCAATGTCGTTGTAAGTTCGAAGGGCCTGCCCGGAGTTTAACCCGGCTGGCTTAATCGAGGTCGCGGCCATCTCCGAAAGCCCCACCTGCTGAAACGCCCTGCTGTAGAGGGTATCCAGATATTGCAGGAACATTGGGTTCACCGGCTGCGGGGTGAGAAGAGTTGGGGGAGCTTCCCGGTAGGTGTTCATCGCCCAAACCTTGTTGGTCACCGAACCACCGGCTACGCCCGAGCCCTTCTTCATCCACATTTGACCGGCTGAAACGGTGAAGTGGTCTTGAATCTTCTTGGCGATGTAATTGATCTCCACCTGGATAGTGGAGAGTTCCTCGGCAATCCCCGAGCCCCAAAAGCCCAAGGGGGATTTCTGCCATCGGAAGATAGCGAAAGGGAAGTTGTCCCGGTCCCATGGTTCATCAACCAGGGTGACGTTGGACGCGCAGATAACATGCCGGCCATCTTTAGCGCCGGGGGTGGAAGGGAGATGCCACGCTTCGACGCAACTAATTAAGTCAGTCACCCCGTGGTGGGTGATATAGTCATCGTTTCGGATTAGGTCTGCGTCTTCGAGTTGGGTTTTGTGTTTCGGCCAAATGCCAGCGGCTACCTCTCTGACAATTTCCTTGTGCTGATAAAGACTACGGGGGTCCCCCATCATGGACTCTTGGTCGTCCACCAGAATTTCGTTGGGGAAGACTCTTTCCGCGTGAATCTTATCGTCGTACTCGTAAATCTTCTCGATGCCGGTCCCGAAGATTGCCGCATCCCTGAAGATGTCCAGACTCATGGCGTACTGGTCGGTGGCGTAAAACTGCCCGTTAATAAACTTCCCCAATGACTCGGCGCGTTGGCGCAGGGTAAAGTCTCCTCCAATTGTCAGGTACTGGGGGCGCGGTCGGTTCGTCGCAATATGCGCCACGGCTGCA